CCTTGAGAAGATATCGATATGATATCTCACCTCTAACCCTATGCTTTTACAAGCACGGGTTAACCCACGTCAGAGCTTTGCGGCTACTGACGCTGGAAGCTTCTCCGCCCGAATACTTATTCGGGAAGAGATAGTTCAGCCTCTCTTTAGTCGTCGGCACTTCGCTCAATGGCGAGGTGGCGACTTCTGAGAAGTACTGAAGTAGGCTTCCATGTCCTCGGCCTCTTTTCCGTAACATACTCGGAAGTATGGTCAGGACTTTCACTTCGTCTTGGTGCAAGAATTTGTTCCACCTCTTATCGAGGTGATCCAAACTCTGTCCACAGAACGAAGCAAGGCCAAAGGCCCCACTATCCACTGTCTTTATCAAAATTCGTCTTAGAATCTGATAAGGTACTGTCTTTTGGATATAATCGGCAGTGTACCACATACCTTTCTTATGAAAGTTATTGGAACACTCCACGATTGACTCCAAGGATGTGGGGGCTGGGCTTAATAGCTGTCGGAAATACGCTGGGGTTACATCTTCCCCATCGTAAGCATCCATACCACAACTCTCCCGGAACTTTCCAGTTGAGAAGGATTTGGATGTATTTACCTTCAGCTTACACTCCTCTAAAAGAGAAGTGAGCACCGGGTATACGTCGTTGGGAACGATGATATCGTCTCCAAAGACGCGGACCTGTTTGGCGAAGCCAGCCAGGGAGTCCCAGTCAAAGCGATTATACGTTAGGGCAGAAGCCCATACGGATAACATCGCAAATACGACTGTTTGCACTGGAAAAGTTAGTGCGCTCCCTTGCGTAGAGAATTTCCTTAAGAGAATTAGTTCTCTGTCCGGAAGTTCTACACACCTAGTACGGCTAGCATGCATTGCATCTAAGAGGAAGTAATTCCCCTGAAAGCAATACTCTACTAGCCTAGTAGTGAGCCTGTCACTTGCTGACGATAAGTCAATAGTGCAGAGGTCACCAGTACTAGAAGCTTCCAAGGCAAGAGACCGCGAGGTCTCCTGACTCCTAAAGTCAATACTATCCGCAAGGATGGTACGACCAATCCGTTCTTCTAGCCATCGCTGGATTCCACCTTGGATCCATTGATGGCAAGTAGGTTCCGAGGCTATGAGTCTCGGGCCGGATTGCGTTTTAGGCACGGCGTGAAGCCGCGAGGAGTATTCGACGTACTGAACATAGGTGAGGTGATCCGAAGAAGGAGCACCAAACCAGTCGTACGGGAACACGGATTCTAGTCGATCAGTCCAATGAAGACCATCATACTTAACGTACGATGGATCCTTATCGGAGATCGCTCCAGGACCATGCTTCGGTACAATTGAGTAAGGATAGAACTCCCCAAGTGAAGCTGATACTCTAGCAACAAAGTTGCGAAAGCCGGCCCAGTTGGGATCCACTCCACACTCAAGCTTGGAACTAGGATCGAATTCTGGAAATAAATCCGGAACTTCCTCCTGCGTTCGATCGCCCCAAATAGGGTGACCGTTTCGCCGCTGCCAGAGAGGACTGTCGTCCTCCCAAGTGGCGGGCCAAGAGCGAGGGAGCGATTCTTCAATCGCTCGGAATTCAGAAATGGCCTGTTGGACATATCTGTCTTCACACTCCATGCGAAGTTTCTTCACTGCCAGGAAAACCTGGCGAAGAGATTTCACTGCGGAGACATCGCGTTCTGTACGAAGCGTTCCATCAGCCTCAAACAGCATGCACCACAAGCCATAAAACAGCTTAGGGCGCTTGTCTGCGGAACTCTTAGCACCTAAAAGATGCGGAGTTTCGTCAATGAGGAACCCAGAAGCTAGGCTCCTTTCCAGGAACTTAGACATCTTGGGTAGGGTTATCGTGAATAACGGTAACCCTGAACTAAGGCTTGCTTTACGCAAGCGCGAGATATCGCGACTTAGTTCTACTTTGATGGATGGGTGCATGTATGACAGATCTGTAAAAATCTGTTCATATAAGCCCACCACTACTTCTAATGCACTTTTCATGACATCCTCCTTTCGAGGTTGTTTGTCATTGCATTCTATGACACGCTAAGCCCTATAGGTTGATAAGACCTACTGGGATCTATTGCGAATTACTGCAACCAACCATATGATGGCGAGAAGCAGTAATAAGTCAATTATCCCCGACGACGACATTGTCATCAATAGTAAGGAAGAGGGTATTAAACCCAATCCAGGTATTGAGAAGCGATGTCGGGCCGTACCCAACCCCGTCACGAAGAGTGACAGAGGCAGTAGCAGACTTCTCCGGAACCGTCACGGTTGCGAAGATAGTATGCTCCAGCGAGATATTGTGGCGATTGAAAGAAGTCGCGACAATACCAAGAGCTGGATTGGACTTGATACGATCCGTCGAATGACGAATCTTCAAGTTCAAGGACTGGATGGCATCCAAGTACTTGTACTCAGAGCCATAATTATCCTGATTCACGCGAGTAAGCGTGAAAGGAGAGCCAGTCGCACCGGAAACGGTGAGGGTAAGGGTGTTAGCGAGCATAGGTAGTGGATCCTTGTATCAGGGAACTATCGTTTTCCCTGTAATAGCGCAAGGCTACCAAGGATTGACAGTTGGTTATCGCCCAGAATGGGCAACTTGACGGATATCGCACCGAGGTCAGGAAGACCTTTGGTGCGTTTCTTCGATTCCTTAACCCAGATGTAGGCACTGACAAGCTTGCCATTACCTACAGTGGTCGGGAATTTGGCCTGTTGGCGAATATGAGTCATAACGTTCGGACGAATCAGAACGTCAAGCTCGTTATTCGCGAAAGCGATTACGTCACCAATATTGGCGAAATAATCGATAAACCAGGACCAACGGAGAGTCTCCCAAGCTGCAGAGACAACGCCATGGACGGTTAGTCCATAGACCTGGCGTGCCAATTCAGCATCGGTGGGAGGTAAGTGCATAGGCGTCCTAGGCTTATAGCCTATGGTCACCCACTGTCGAGTCCGCGATCTAGCGGATACGATAGCGTTCACCGTACCAAGTTCAGAGTGGATAGTGGTCGTAGTGACCTTTTCCACCATGGAATCTTGGAGGATGATTTTGCGCTTAAGTCCGTTTCCAGAGTATAGTTGATTGATTTCCTTACGCCGTCTTGCGACGGCTTCGGAGAATCCAATCAGCTTCTTTAGATCTGATATCAGAGGTAACCAGCCGAATTGCAGTGCTATATTAGCAGCTGCTGCGGCTTTAGCTACCGAGAGGACACCGTCTTCTAGACAATCTAGAATACGTTGCTCGAACATACTTAAGAATTCTTCGGTTGTGAAAGCTTGGGAAAAGTTCCCAACCTCTCTCCTGGCTACGCGCCAGGATTGTCGAAGAGCCTTAAATTCGAGACGTGCACTATTAAGTACACGTCCCCCGAATCGGATCATCTCTGGAAAATCCCTCAATTCTACCAGAAAGGTAGGAATTGATATGTCGTGTCTTGCCGGATTAGTTAGTACAATAGCTCTAAGAGCTGCAGTACTATCCGACAAATTCGCGGCAATGGGACTAGCAAATAGAGTGGAGGAGATATCGAGTGGGTAATTATTCCACGCGAAAACAGATGTACCAGACTTGACGGATCCATTGAGGATTCCGCCAGATTTGGCGTCTCTGGTTAAAACCATGTTGTTGTCAATACGAAACCTTTTAGGGATCGTGACATCAGTCATGGACTCCGAACCATTTGTACGAGTGAAGGTATTGTAAACCACACCATTCTCGGTTTTTGTACCGATTGTGGGTGGTACAGTCCTCACACGTACTCTAGTTGCCAACGAGTCAATCTCACACGAAGTAGACGGGTGCATTATGCACGAGTCGCAAAACTCGCAGAGGGCCCTTAGGGGCCC